CATACATCTCTAGTGACATTCCTTGCCTATCTTCCCACTGTGATTCAAGCTTTGCATCTTCCAAGGAAATTGGTTTGATATCAATAAAGCCATAGCCAGTTGATATCATCAGTGTCTTAATATCTTCCCTTGTCCACCCATGCATTATCTTGGGCGAGTTAGCACCTTCATCATTAATGAGTACTATCCTAAACCTTAATCTAGCTAGGCTTCGGGTTCGGTACGTTGTTGTCTCATCAGTCTGTTCCTTTATAACTTGGGTGGGTATGCTTTCTTGATACTCTTCCAGCAGTTGAATATGTGCAAAGGCTGTTTCGGGCCTCGGTGCATTCTTCTTAGCTGGGTATGAGAACTTCTCTATCCCCACAAGCGTATCTACAAATGCTTGCATTGTTCTTATATCTATCTTCATGTTGGCTCCCAATCTTTAGATTTCTCAATTAGGAAACCCCTGAACCCATAGGTATCTTCTTCAGACTCTTGGAGTATGTTATAAAACTTTCCTTTGTATCCTATCTTGTCTCCTAGTTCAAGCGTAAAAGCATCGGATATGTACAGCGACTTGTAATCACTGAACCTCTCCCCACCGGCTGTAGCTTTTAATGCTATGCCTCTACCAAACTGGGAGAATCTATTACCTGACATTATCACACCATGAATGGTAGACTTAGTATCTTTACCAGCCTGCCACTCATTGAACTCGTCATATTCCCCAACAGAGACAAAGTACCTGTCTAACTTTGTGAGCATTCTGGCATTGAAAGCTCTACGCATATTCATAGCCATTAGTTACACTCCATACATACCGACAAATACAATCCTTCTATAGTTAACATACCTCTTACCATAGGAGGTACTATATAGGTCATCAGCAGTGGGTGATATATCTCCGACTGCATTCTTAATAATTACATCATCAACTTCAGACTCTTTCACTGGGTACAGTCCATTACTATCTCCCATAGCTGTAAACGATGCTACAGTTAGTAAGTGGGCTGCGAAGTAAACGTGTGCTACTTCATAGAAGACTAACCATCTTTCAACAGATCCCATAAGCAGTGCAGCATCATCCAAGAACAATTGAACCCGTTCATCATCTACGTTGCAGAACTCAGGAAACCTGTCTGTAAAATCTATTACACTGGCCATAGTTACTCCAATTAATTAACTAGGTTGTAACAACTTTTGTGAGGGTGATAATTCTTTATCCTCACTTGCTTCATCAGAGGACTTGTCTGCATTCTTTGCTATCAGCTCCATAGCTTCAGCAAGTGCGTTGGCTTCAGCCTCGGCCTTATCTTCGGCAGGGTGCTCTACAATTACTAGATTCTGAGCCTCTATCATCTTAGCTGCTGCTTCTGCGTACTCTTCTTTCCACTGATTATCATCAAGCTCAAGTGTAGCAGTTCCAGGGACTGTCATATATTTCTTATGAGCAGATCCACGAGTTGACTTAGCATTTACAGATAGGTTACTGACAGTCATGTTTTTAATTTTCAAGGTTTTCTCCAATTTTAAAAGGTATAAATAAAGCCGACAAACTATTTAGTGTCGGCTTTATTATTCTACTTACTACTTACTACTTACCAGTTCTACTTAGATGCCGTAGAAGTGCTGGAAAGCATCAGGACGGATCATCTCTACACCAGCAAAGCGGCCATAGCAGTTGATCTCAAACTCCAAGCCTTTGTATTGAACAGGCAAGTGGATGTAAGGGAATGGCGCACGGGCTCGGGCATGGTCTGCACCATCAGCATAAACTGTGAAACCTTCACCTTTCTGACCAGTAGGGTCGAATGCACCACCGGCAGCATCATAGATGCCTTCAAGCTCATTGATGTCTTTGAAGTCTTCTTTAGACTTGATGAACATGTTGTTAGCAATGAACCAGTCCATAATAGATACATCAGACTGTAGCGAACGTGGAGTGTTAAGCAAGTACTGCTTCTTCTCTACGCTGATAAGGATCTTGTTAGGGCGGAAGATCTTCTTGGTTTCGGAATAGACCTTAACACAAGCAGAAGTCAGATCCGCGATAACCTCATCAGGAGTTTTATCAACACCCCAAACAAGAGAGTTACCACCACCAGCAGCAGCATCAACAGCTGTCTTAGCGATGGTCAAGGCAGGTGCTCCAACTGGTCCACCGAACAAGCCATGCAAACCATTTTCAGCAGAGCCGAACCAGATGATTTGGTTAACTTTCTCTTCGTATGAACGACGAGTTGCTTCAGCCTTACGAGCTTCCAAAGGCATACCAGTCAACTTAGCAGAAGCTAATTCCTGACGAGAGTAACCGAAAGCATTACCAAGTGTACGGACAGGGATGCTGTATTCCTTACCAGAGATGTCACCACGAGGAAGGTCAGTTGCCTTACCTGCAATGATGGCAGTCTCGCCGCGCTTATCATAGCTGCGGTAAGTGATCAGGTTAATACCTTCTCCGCCTTCAGTATTCAAAGTAAAGCACTCACGACCCATTAGATCTGGGTAGAGTACGTCATAGCTTTGAGCCTGAATGTATTCAAGCTGACGCTGGAAGAATACACCTTCATCATCCGTAGCAAGTACACCTTGGGCGATCAAGGTTTCAACTGCATCATTAATAACAAAGTCAACGCGCTCATCATTAACTAACAGCTCACGTGAATCTTCATCAATAGCAAAAGTTTTTACTGTCTTCATTATTTGTTTCCTAATTAGTTGTTACCCCAACACAGGTTAGGGCTTTAGAGATTTACTAGATTGTTACTAATTAAGCAACAATGTCAATGCGGCACTTGATGATGTCACCAGCAATACCAGCTTCATCAGCAAACACGTTAAGTGCAACAGACTCACCAGCTACAGTTCCAGCAGCGGCAGTTCCACCAGCACAGAGGCCAGTAGCTTCTACAAAGACCAGAGCTTCACCAACTACAGCAGCATGGTCAACCAACTTAATGTATAAGTAACCTTGACGGATCAAAGATACAGACTCAGTAACAAGGTAGTTGAAGTCATCACCAGTTGAAGGGCGAGTTCCAGCTTCGTGGTTGTATTCACGCTGGGATAGTGCGTATACGTTAGTTGTGCTACTAGATGCAATCTCATTAGAACCTAGAGCAACACCGCGCTCTACAGAAGCATCACGCTTCATAGCTTTACCGAAACCGGCAGAAGCACTAGTAAGAGTTCCAGTCTGGACTACTCGTGGGCCTGAATCAACCAGATCACCTTCATAGCCATTTAAAGTGTAAATGTTAAAGTCTTGGATAGTCATTATTTATTTATTCCTAATTATAATGGTTAGTTTGTGTTACGGGTTGATTAGTAGGTCATGGAAGTTTGAGGCTTCTTCTGACGATCAATCATTTTCTTGCGAGCTTCCTTTACAGGATCTTTAGCTTTAGGCTTAGTCTTATCCTCATCGAGGGTGGTCACATCTACTTGACGTAACAGCTTACCCATAGGTGTGTCACCTTTAGAGGCATCTACTAAGATTTCAAACATAGCATCTACATAAGCTTCAGACTTGCCATCTAAGCTGCGATCAGGCATCTGGTCTTCTACAACCATCTTCTTAATATCAGCAGTGGACTTAGAGCCTAAATCACGCATATCAGCTACTAGCCGAGCGTTCTCTATAACTTCACAACGCTCTATCACACCTTCAGAAGCAGCTGTCTTGGCATCAGCCAGTTAGCTGTCTTGGCATCAGCCAGTTCAACTTTGATCTTCTCAAGTGCAACTCCAGACTTCTCCGCGCCATCTGTAAGGTCAGCGGTAAGCTGCTTCTGTGTAGCCAGTTCACTACGTGCAGAGGTTAGTTCATCAGAGAGCAAAACCAAGGCTGCATCAACTGTCAAGTCATCTGCAACTTCTAGGTTGAGAGCCTTAACAGTACCAACAGCTACCTTCACTGATTCCTGAGCTGCATCACGTAAAGTGACTAGTTCAACTTCAGGAGAATCAACTAGCAGTGCCTCATCAGAGATACGGCAAGATGAACCTGCACGACCTTTGGCGACAATAGCAATATGGTTAGCACGAATATTACGTTGGTAGTACTTATCATCCACTAACTCTATATCGCAGACATAGCCAGCAGACAATTCTTGAGTCCCATCTTCCAAAGCATCAATAGCTTCTTGTGCGGTAAGTACCAAGACTCCACCGAGGGTGTCTTCATCACGGGCTGGCATGCCTTCTAACATACCTACTTGCAACTCTTTTGAGTTGTCAGAGGTTAGCGCCATAGGCTTACCATCTGCATCTTTAGGATGACCCATAGTTACAGGAGAGCTTCGAAATGAGTCCATAGATGCATCTTCAAATACATCAGCTTCATCACGGTAGACTGTTATAATTTTCTTCTCATCTACATCAACTAGACCAAGTTGGCCTGCTGTATATAGTTGTGTGCCAGTACGAGCGAACTTACAAGGCACATGCATTTGTCCTGCATCTGTCAAAGTACGCGAGCTGGGTACACTAATTCGGTCGGATAATGAAACATCACTTAACAGCGCTTCATCAAACAACATGCAAGAGATAACTTTACTTTGCATTATTTGCTCCATTCATTTTATTTAGGTTAGGGTCAGTACCGACTGTGGCATCTTTACTTACACAACCATAGGTTTTGAGTTCAACTAGTCCTGACTCTCTGGACAGTATGCCTGATTCTACCATTTCTGATATGCCTTCTATCTTCTTAGTTTCACGTTCTGCTTTCTGGGCAGCGGATTCAGGGAAGATACAATTCCATTCATACTTAAACTCTTCTTCTTCAATCCCATAGTGTGCGGAAAGAAGCCTGTCTACTACCTTTAGACGAGGTACAAAGATGTGCTTATGCAACCCTTGTAATGTCTCTATATAGTTAACTAAGTCTGATTCCCCAGTAGCATTCATTCCATCAGGCGAAGCTGATAAGAAACGAGTGGCAGGGATAGATACAGAGGCAGCTACTATCTTAAGGTATTCCCAGATCAAATCCTTAACTCCGGAGAGCTGGATCTTCTTCTGGTCAAACTCCTCAGTGCTATCTAGTATAGATACACCAAAGACTGACTTAATACTCTTCCAATCAGAGAAGCGTTGCAACATAGCTGCTGTGCCCACATCTGTCTGTAGAATATTTGCTAGTCCTTCCACCTTAATAACATCAGTATTGGCTTCCTGTACCATTTGTGCAGCTGCAAAGCTGGCGGTGTGGAAGTTATCTATCTGCTTAGTTAAGGGGATTAATATACTATCACTATACCATAAGTTACGTTGACGTTCATAGATAGGCAACTCAGTGCCTTCAAAGCGAATCAACCTTTCCTTATGAATAGGTGAAGTAGTATTTACGAACTGGTAGTGATCGGGCATACCGAAGGTTACACTCATCGGCTTCTGATCAATCTCTCCCAATGTTACTATACGTGTTCGATCAACAACGTGCATTGATCGTAAGCAACCTGGCTTTAGGTTCCTCCAGTTTACAGGCTTGTCTGTGGTACGGCCATCGTCGATGTCTAACACAATGAAGCTGGTGCCATACAGCCTAGCCCACTTGTAGGCTTCTCTGAATACACTATCAACTTCAAAAGCTGCATCTGCATCTTTGGCATCTTCAGAGTCAAACTTGCGCCATTCCCTAGTCATATCTTGTGGGACTATCTGGCAAACCTTTTGGCTTAACCAGTCTTCCCTATACCTAGCACTTAAGGTAACGTGATCAAAGTTGTTACCTGAGTGGTTCCATACGTTGTGGCTGGATTTATCTTTTACTGTTCCCAACCCTGACGCTAAGTTAGATAGCCCATCGTATAGGGAAACCAGAGCCTGAGTATCATCTATCGTAATTTGCTTCTTGCTCTCATCTGTGTGAGATACAGGTTTCATATTAGTACCTCTACCTATTCTACAAAGTTCCTCTTTCTTACTTTGATGTTGTCTGTGAATTCTGCATCTCCACCACCAAGAGTTGTAACGATAACTGTGGCAATTCCAGTTTAACCTGCCACTAAGTTAACTGCACTCTCTATGACAGCTGTATAAACT